GCAAGAATTAGTTATGGTAGGATCATTTGGTAAAAATAGGTTTAGTAAAAATTATGAATACGAATGTTCAAGACTTACTAGTCATGGTAATATAACTGTAGTAGGTGGTCTATCCAAAATCTTTAAACATTTTATTCGACAAGAAAATCCAAATTCAATTGTTACATTTGCAGATCTCAGATTTGGCAATGGTAAAAGTTATTTAAATTGTGGGTTTGTGGAAGTAAAATCATCACCTCCAAATTATTGGTACTTCAAGAAAAATACAAACACTCTTTTTTCTAGAGTTAAGTTTCAAAAACATAAACTAAAAGATGTATTAGAAGACTATAATCCAGATAAAACGGAATTCGAAAATATGATTGATAATAGATGGGATCGTATTTGGGACTGCGGTAATGCAAAATATGAATGGTTCAATGTAAATCATACAGCAGCGCTATCAATAGAAGACTTTGTTCATTAGAACGAAAAAAGGCGGAACCGAAGTTCCGCCTTATTAGTTTGACCTGGTTGATTCCAGATTCTTTTGTATCCGAAGATTACATTAGGTTTGCAACGCGAACCTTGCGGTAATACTTGTTTGTGTTTGCATTAAGTGCACCAAGTCCTGAAGTTGAACCTTCGGCGAATGGATTTGCAACCAAACCATAGCGGGTTTTGAAGCCAATTTTCGGTTGGAAGCTGTTTTCACCGATTGCACGGACCATCTGTAGTGGAACATATGGGCAGTAGAATAGGCCTGCGTCAAAGGATGAAGAACCTTTGTAACCAACAACTAGGTAGTTTGTGCCTTGTGCATATGGGTCGATATATACACGGTAACGACCGTTTAGAACACCAACAAAAGTGTTGCCTGTGTCGTCAACATTTAGTGCATTGCTGTTTAGAGCAGGTGTGTAGTCAAGTACACCAGCCATTTGAAGAGCAGAAGCAACGTCAGAGGAACAGATAACGATGTTACCCTTACCGCGTCTGGTGTCTTTTGCAATCTGGTTAGCTTCACGCTCGATGTGGAACATTAGGCCCTTGAACTTTTCAACACTCCAGCGACCGTTTGCATCAACATCAAGATCAAAAGTACCTGCAGTTGCAGTACCGGTTTGAGCACCGACAACAGCATTGCTATAGATTGTACGAACAACTTCACGGTTGATTTCAACAAGAATCTCAGAAGAAAGGATATTTGCAAGTTCAGTTTCGGCGTCTAGGCCGTGAACAGCTTTTAGATCCTGTGCTAGTTCAGTTGTGTATTCTGCTTTTAGCGCGCGGCTTTTTGCTTCTACAGCAACTTTTTCGATTGAGAATGCCATTTCAGCAAACTGTGTTCCGCCTGTAGCACCAAGTGCTTCAGCATTAGCAGTTGTAAGACCAGTACCAGTTGTAACTTCAGTTCCACTTGAAGCTGGGAACAGATCATCGTTCTGTGAGCCAGTACCAGAAAAACCAGTGTCTGCTTCGCCGTAAAATGCTTCGGAAGAAGTGTTACCTGACATTGCGTTGTACTTAGAGCGCATTGCGAAGATAAGACCAGTTGGGCCAGTCATTGGCTGAACACCAGCAATATCATAAGCAATTAGGTTTGGCATGGAGCGACGAACCAAGCTGATTAGAACGGGGTCGTATGCAGCAACAGCAGAGTTACCACCAGTTGCTTGACCTAGACCGCCACCAAAGTTGGTTGGTGTTTCCATTAGAAGTGAGGACATTGAAACTGCAGTTGAGTCTTCTCTCATTGCGCGTTCTGTGTTCTCTAGAATTGTTGCAGTAATTGAGCGCTTTTGAGCGTCCTGAATAGGTGCAAAAGATGAATGCTCAAGGATTGGGCCCCACTTTGCAACTAGATCGCGATTTGATAGAGTCATTTGTCTCTCCTTATAGGTTGTTATGAGTTTATTTATAATTTATTGTTTTTCACTAATTATTAGGTTAGTTTTGCTTTTGCATCAAGTGCGGCGACAAGAGCATTTACAGAATCATAAGCTGATGAAACACGAGTTGTTGTTTCTTCAATTAATAGATCATCTGAAGTTTCATCTTCTGCTGATTCAGTAATAACTGATTTAGCTTTGAAGAATGATTCTTTTAGAGTACCTAAATCAGATGCATATTCATTTAGATCGGATACATCAAGCTTTTCAGCAAGAACACGAAGACGTTCTGCTTGTGAAGTTGTAAGACCTTCAGCTAGTTCATTGAAAATTCGGCCTGCTTCAAGTGTTTTTACCGCTTCAGCAAGTTCAATGTTTTCGTTGATAGTACGATTTGTTTCTGCTTTCATTGCTTCTAGTTCTTCTTCTAGACTTGCAACAATATCAATTGTCTCATCATCAATTGCTACATTATGCTCATAGAATAGTTCTTTCAAGCTACCCATGAATGACTCCGCCATTTCTACCTTGATACCGGATTCGATAGCAACTTCATTTTCTTCCATCCACTCAGAAACAACATAGTCTAGATATGAGTCTAGGTTCTCTATGATTTCTTCCATAGCTTCATTGACAGATTCTGTAAGTTTGACTTCAAACTCTTCTTCTAGTGTTTCAGCAATTTCTTCAACCTTAGCAGTGGTTGCTTCGTTGACTGCAGCTTCAAAAATGGTTTCAAATTTACCAAGTACTTCTTCTGAAATATCAACACCATCAAAGATTGATGCAAATGCTTCAGTAATATCTACTTCTTCTACTTCAAACTCTTCTGCGACACCAGTTTGGCCTGGGGTTACAGCTGGGTTTACTTTATCAGCAGATGGATCTACTTGTTTGTCTAGATCGGCAAGTTTCTTTTTGATTTCACCACCGGCTGGTGTTACTGGTCCAGGTACTTCTGCACCCTTTACAACATCACCGCCGCTGTGGTCCGCTTTGAATTCATTTAGGTCTTTATCTGACATATTAATCTCCTTTTAATTGGATACGTATTTCATAGTTTATTTATAAAAATTTAATTCTTAAGTTTTTGCATGAAGTTTTCAAAGATCTGAGCAGCTTTTTGCTCATTGAAAACATATTTAGTTACTTTTGTTACTGAGCGAGTATATTCTTGCTTCAATTCAGCAACAGTTTCTTCAATAAACTCTTGAAGTTGTTGTGCTCTCCATGTGCCAGAAGCAATATCGTAAAAGTATTGAGTATTCTCCATGATACCATTAACAAAGCAATCAGGGCCGGATGGGTCTGTTACTATGTCAACTGTTGCGAGGTGAAAGTCATCTTGTACTTCCATGATGCCTTCTTTAGTCTGTTTTACGGAACCAAGGCCACGAGTAGAAACACCGACACGTACACCTTCATCAATGAATGTTTTTACAATTTCACCCATTGGAGTAGAAAGTATTTTTGCCTTACCTACAAAGTTATCACCATCACGCTTCATTTCAGTAATAAGATGTGATACTCGATCCGCATTAATCTGCGGCCCTGCTGGGTGATTCAATTCACCAAGCGCACGTTTTGTTTTAATGAACTGCTCATTATAGCGATTCATTTCTTTTTCAAGAACCTCGGAAGGATATATTCTACCATTACGGTTCTTTAGATTGCCCTGCATCATTGTACCCTCTAGGTAATGGCTCTTTTTACCGTTTTCGTCGGATTCTGTAAGTACTTCGCATTCTTCTGTGATGATCTCAGTTATGAGTTTTTTCATTTTTATTTCCTTTTTTATATATGAGCATACCATGAACCCAACCGCTCTGTAGATACTCATCTAAAAGATTTCTTTTTATTTTTTATTGCGACCATCTTTATTTATAAAAACAGTATTTTTACTAGCAAGACCTAACTTCTTCTTTTCGGCATCACTTTTAATTCTTCCCTTTTGATTTAAGGAATTTATTTTACTGAACTCTTCTGATCTTTTCTGCCCTCTATTAGCATTCGAAATGTTATCATTTGGCATTAGATCTTGCCGTCATAGTAGTTTTTAGATAATTCACCACGCTCAATAGTCTCACCGGTTTTTCTAACTTTAATATAAGTTTCCTGTGTGTTACCATTATCCGGTGGTGTATATGATCTAATTCCGGCTGTGGTAGTACCATTTGCATCAAGATATGTATCAGCAGCAGTTGCTGTGTTATCATATTCCCAAATATTATTTGAACCTGGAACTACCACAAATGACATATTTACATTGCCTCTCTTGCAAAGCCTAGGATTTCCTCAAAGCCTTCTTTATCTTTCATCGCCACAGCCATCATTTTCTTACGATTGCCTGGATTAAGATCCGCAAACATCTGATTCATAAGGTCAGCGTCTTGTTTTTTTAGAAGAACAGATGAACCATCATTTAGTTTAACGGATCCA